ATATGGTCGAAACCGTGCAGGGCGACGAGCGAGTATCATTGTCGTATAATACATTTCCAGTCGGATACGTTGGTGAGGAAGAGAGCCTTACCGCATTGCATTTGGAGAATTGATATGGCGCACTTTGCAGAAATTGATTCCAACGGCGTGGTGCAGCGCGTAATCGTTGTAGCCAATAAGGACACAGCAGACGTTAATGGCAACGAAAGCGAGGCCATCGGCGTGGCGTTCTGCCAGAAACTGCTGGGCGGGAACTGGAAACAGACTTCTTACAACGGCAACATACGCAAGCATTACGCCGGGATCGGCCACACCTACGACGCTGGATACGATGCCTTTATTGCACCAAAACCGTATCCATCATGGAAGTTAGATGCCGACTGCAACTGGCAGGCTCCGGTGCCGATGCCGGAAAACGGGCAAATGTATTCATGGGACGAGGCAGTCGGTGACTGGGTTGTGGCGACCGAGTCTACTGTCGATGGAGTGCCTGTGTAATGGAATGGAAAGTTTCGCACATTGAAGTGCAGGATACTGGCGGCCTGACGGGCGTAATCGTCAAGGCTACGTTTGAGGTGTCCGATAGTGATCAAGGGCGAAACGGGTTTGTCATCGGAGAGGCAGACTTGTTCCCGCCGAACGCTGACACTTTTACAGCGTTTGATGCTGTGCAACACGATCAGGCGGTGGCATGGGTAAAAGAAGCCCTTGGCTATGCTTTGCCTGTGTATGAGGCGCGGGTCAAGAAACAGATCGACGATCAGCCGGTGCCGAAGCCGGAAGCAAAGTTGCCTTGGATGCCGAAGTCGGAACTGCCGGTTCCGAAACGATAACGGAGTGAATCATGGCTGAATGGAAAGTCAAAAGTCTGACTGCCTACCCGCACCTTGAAGGCAAGGATAACGTCGTCTATTTGGTGCATTGGGAACTCGGCTTAATTGATGCCGTAACAGAACTGTTGCTGCCTGCTGCCGATTTCATTCCGTTCGAAGCCCTGACGGAAAAAGTCGTGTTGGATTGGGTGTGGGCTAGAATTTCAAAGACGGATATGGAGGCTCGCGCTGTCAAGGCAGAAGAAGATGCCAAGAACCCGAAACCGGAGCCAGTTCCCGTCGATTTGCCGTGGGTAACGGAGTAAGACATGTCTACGATTAAGATTTCACAATTACCTAGCGCATCTTCTCCTTTAACTGGAGCAGAGCAATTCCCTGTTGTTCAAGGCGGTACAACAAAAAAAGCGTTGTTATCGCAAATATTGCCTGTTGCAAGCGTGAAGTCTTATGGCGCGGTCGGTGACGGAATTACTGATGATACGGTGGCTATCCAGGCCGCTATCGCTGCCAGCAAATCAGTGTTTTTCCCGGCTGGAACTTACAAGATAACGGCCCCAATCGTCCTGTCTCAGAACAATTTTGAGATTTATGGTGTTAAAGGTAAATCCATCATCATGGGATCGGGCGGAACGATCCAAGGGTATTTCCGCGTATCAACGGCATTTACCGCTGAAAATGGCATTATCCAAAACCTTGTGTTTGACTCGGATAATGCCTCGGCTACCCGCTGGGCTATCTATTCGCCATCTGGCGTGTATTTGTCGCACCTGCTGATTTCGGATTGCGACTTTTATGGCCGTTTGTCGGCTGGCATCAAGGGCGTGCTAATTGGCTCGCATGTTTATCGTTGCACTTTCGGCGTATTTGGCTCGGGCGCTGGCAATGCGTTCAAGGCAATCGAGTCTATTGGTTCTGCACCGGTCAATCTGACGAATATCAATGTCATTGAACAGTGCTGGGTAAAGGGAGGCGGAGCGCCGCAGTCCAATATCGAATTCCAGACTGGGTATGAGTTGGTGTTCCGCGACTGTATCATCGAATTTGTTACGCCAACGCTGACTCCAATTCTGCTATCTGGCATCCTGTTCCCGCGCTTTGAAGGCTGTTGGTTTGAAGACGCTCAAGGCACAACGGACGCTGGGAAGGCTGTAATCTGGACACGCAGAGATGCAAATAACATCTTTGCGGAAGTGCTGACAGTTGATAACTGCTTATTCCACACGTATACAACTATTCCTGACGGGTTAATTAACTTTTCGGATAGTATTCGTAAGGTCTGCAATTTCTCTAAAAACGCAATGGTTTCGTTGCAGTCGCCAGTTATTGTTGGTGGCAACTCTTCCATAGACTTTGTGGATAGTTATGGGAATTACGCCACGGTTGGAGCGGGCGGTGATGCAACAGGGTTGCAGTACAATTCTCCTGCACGATTTGATTTAGGCGTATCAACGCCTGGGATTGAGTTCCCGGTAACGCAAGAAGTATCTGCAAATCCAAACGTCCTTGACGATTATGAAGAAGGCTCCCTAACGCCAACAGATCAATCTGGCGCTGGTTTGACATTCTCTACGGCTTTTGGTCGATATACTAAAGTTGGAAGACTTGTCACATTTTGTATGACCGTTGTTTATCCATCTACGGCGGATACAAGCGCGGCGATCATTTCGCGGCCACCGTTTATAAATGTCGAAGAAGCCCCGGTTGCGATGATGACCAATGTTGGATCAGCATTGCAGGGATATGTTATTTCAACTGGCATCAACTTATTCCCGGTTGGATCATTTACCCCTACAACTAATGCCGCATTGTCAGGGAAAGTGCTGTATATCAGCGGCGCTTATGTGACCACAACCTGATTGCCGGAATACACACATGACAACTATTAAGATTTCTCAATTACCTGACGCAACAACTCCGTTGACTGGCGCAGAGGTTGTGCCGATCGATCAAGCAGGTATTACTAAAAAAGTCCCTGCATCGTCTATTACGCAGGGAATCAACGTTAAGTCGTTTGGCGCCGTTTGTGATGGCGTTACAGACGATACAGTAGCCGTCCAGGCCGCGATTACCTATTGTGCCGCAAACAACTGGCCGACGCTTCTTATCACTGGAAAATGCAAAATTACTTCGTCGCTAATCATCAACCGCTTGGTTGACCAGAACAGTGATGAGTTCATTATTATGGGCATTGGCCCAGATGCCGGATTTTATACGGCTGGGAATGTTGTTATTTTCAACTCGACGCTCCCGTATACCACGGCTCCGCAGTCGGAGTTTGTGACGTTTGAAAACATCCGTTTTGAATCTTCCAGTTACTTCAATGGAAGTTATGTGTTGTCACCTAACTTCTTGCGTATCAAGTTTCAAAACTGCGTGTTCTTCTTGATTCGTTGCATCTTATCGCCAATTTACGCGCAGACATTATACTTCTTAAACTGCAATATTCGGAACAATCCGCCTAATTTCATCAATGTGGCTGGTTCTTACGATATCAAGTTTACGCAATGTATTATTGAAAATGGGTTTACGATTGTTCGTTGTGTTGATGCCTCTCGTGGCACCAATGGTTTGTCATTCACCAGTTGTGTGATTGAAGGCATCCAAGGAAGCATCTGCGACATTACCGGCGCAACAGGGTTTGCGTTGACAAATTGCCATTTAGAGTCAAATTTCTCGCCAGAATTTAACTTCTTTGCTGGCACAATCCAGAACAAAAGCATTTGCGTTACTGGCAATTACATTTACAACCCAAATGGCGCGACGATGTACTACGGGCCTACAGATCGCGTGTTCTCGGCTGGTAACTCTGTTTTCCCGAATGTATTTCACTCAAACGCCGTTCAATGCAATAACTTGTTTTCTATTGGCGACTACGCCCCCGGTGGACGCTCTGACGGCACAAATATTCAGGCCATTAACGGGCTTTATCGAACGGGTAACGGAGCCACAACAACTTGGACTGATACCACAAACCAATTTGCCAAAGACTCTAGCGGTCGATTGGGAATTGGCATGGCCGTTCAGGCTGACGTTCGCGTGGCTGTTGGAGGCGCTGACCAAACTTCATCCAACTACGCCGGCATTTATTACGACAGCAATGGAAACGTAATTGCCGGGTTTCGCAACGACCGTAAAGTTTGGATTCCTGCGCTTGGAGACTATGCAGATGATACCGCTGCCGCAGCCGCAGGCGTGCCGGTAGGGTTTCTGTATCGCACCGGTTCTGTTGTTAAGGTTCGGGTTTCGTAATGCTGTTGCGCTTACGCAACGTGTAAGTTAAAGTTTAACCGTACTGGTGCGTTTCACCAGGTTTCCGTAAGGAATTTTATGTCGGACGAAAATCAAGTCCCTGAAGTAGTAGCGGAAGTACCCGCGCCGGAACCGGAGGTCACGGCGGCCCCGGAACCCGAAGTAGTTGCGGAAACGCAACAGCCGGAGGAAAAGCCAGCCAAGGTGTTCACTCAAGAGGAGTTGGACGCGACGGTTGGCAAAAGACTTGCCCGAGAGCGGCGCAAGTGGGAGAGAGAGCAGGCGCTCAAGGCTACGCCGACCCCGGCGGAACCTGCCGCGCTGCCTAGCAGGGAAGAAGACCCGGACGCATACGCAGAGGCTTTGGCCGAGCGTAAGGCTACGGAACTTCTAGCCAAGCGAGAGGCAGAGCGGGAGCAAATGGCTCTTCTGGAGGCTTATCACGACCGTGAAGAGGCGGCTCGGGAAAAGTACGATGACTTCGAGCAAGTCGCGTACAACCAGAACTTGCCGATTACGACCGTAATGGCCCAGACGATTCAGGCTTCGGATATTGGACCCGATATTGCTTATTACCTCGGTTCCAATCCCCGTGAGGCTGACCGTATCGCCCGCATGTCGCCATATCTTCAGGCTAAAGAGATTGGGAAGATCGAGGCCAAATTGGCCGACAGTCCAGCCCCAGTCAAAAAGACTACTAATGCGCCACCGCCGATTAAGCCTGTCACGGCAAAAGGCACTGGCGCTTCGGTCTACGACACGACGGACCCACGGTCGATTGCGGCCATGAGTGCGTCAGAGTGGATCGAGCGCGAGCGTCAGAGACAGATTAAGCAGTGGGAAGCGCGTCGTAACCGCTAACTTCTTTTTGGAGACTTATCAAAGTGGCTAATTCACTTCTTACTATTGACATGATCACGCGGAAAGCGTTGGAGATTCTTGAAAACAATCTCGTGCTTACCCGCAACGTAAACCGCCAGTACGACGACTCCTATGCCGTCGAGGGCGCCAAGATTGGCACCACGCTGCGTATCCGCCTGCCGGATCGTGCGCTGGTGACCGATGGCGCTGCTCTCGTGGCCCAGGATGACAACGAGCAGTACACCACGTTGACGGTTGCTTCGCAGAAGCACATTGGTGTGCAGTTCACGACTGCCGAAATGACCATGCAGTTGGACGACTTTGCCGAGCGCGTGCTGAAGCCGCGCATCAGCCAGTTGGCCGCCAGCATCGACGCTGACGTTGCCAATTCGTACAACAGCATCTTCCAGTCTGTTGGTACGCCGGGAACGACTCCTTCAACAACCTCTGTCCTCCTCGGAGCGCAGCAGAAGTTGAACGAGGCTGCTGCCGTGATGTCGCCGCGCTTTGTCACCGTTAACCCGGCTGCCAACGCTGCGCTCATCGAGGGCATGAAGGGCTTGTTCAACCCCGTCAGCACCATCTCGTCGCAGTTCAAGAACGGCATGTTTGGCGAAGGCATCCTTGGGTTCGACGAACTCAACATGTCGCAGTCGGTCAAGCAGTTCACGACTGGAACCCGCACCGGAGCGCACACGGTCACCACGACTGTCACCACGGAAGGCGCTACGAGCATTGCCATCACCGGCACCGGCTCGCAGACGATTAAGAAGGGAGATGTGTTCACGGTTGCCAATGTGTACTCGGTGAACCCGCAGACCCGCGAATCGACTGGCTCGCTCCAGCAGTTTGTGGCGACGGCGGACGCGACGGCTACGGCTGGTGCGTACACGGTCAACGTTGCTCCGGCGATCTACACCTCGGCTCACGCCTTGGCGACCGTGGATTCGTTCCCGCAGTCTGGTGCTGCCGTGACGTTCTTGGGCGCTGCTTCGACGCAGTACCCGCAGAACCTCGTGTACCACCGCGATGCGATTGCGTTTGCCACGGCTGACCTCCTGCTCCCGCAGGGCGTCGATATGGCCTCGCGTCAAGTCCACAACGGTATCTCCATGCGCGTTGTTCGTCAGTACGACATCAACAACGACCGTATGCCGTGCCGTATTGACGTTCTGTACGGATATTCGGTCATTCGACCGGAAATGGCCGTCCGTCTCTGGGGCTAAAGCGTATGGCTCATATCTATCTCCGCCATCCTAAACATGGCGAAAAGGTCGCAATCTCATGGGTTGAGGCCCGAGATGATATGGAGCATGGGTGGGAGGAATTTGACCCCTCTAGCCCGGATGACTCAGAATCCCCGGTGTCGGCAGAAATGTCGGCATCGGGGACTTCTGGTAACGAATTAAAGGCGCGACGACGACGCCGGGAGTGATACATGGCAACCACCGCTGCTGACCAGATCAACGGTGCGCTGCGTCTGATCGGGCAACTGGCGGAAGGTGAAGCGCCTTCGGCAGAAACGTCTCAAGACGCCCTCACTGCTCTTAATCAGATGCTCGACTCTTGGAGTACGGAGCGTCTGGCTGTTTATTCGACTCAAGACCAAATCTACAACTGGCAACCGAACGTCCGCACCATCACGATGGGGCCAACGGGTACGTTCGTTGCAGAGCGTCCGATTCTGATCGACGACGCGACCTATTTCCGCGATGCCTCGGCCAACGTGTCGTATGGCATCCAACTGATCAATAACGAGCAATACAACAACATTGCCGTTAAGACGGTGACTTCGACTTATCCACAGTATATGTGGGTCAATATGACCTACCCGAACGTGGAGATTTCCGTCTATCCGGTGCCGACTCAAGTGCTGGAGTTCCACTTTGTGTCGGTGCGCCCGTTAGCGCAAGTCACTTCGCTGGAGACGAATCTGGCGTTCCCACCGGGGTACTTGCGGGCTTTCCGCTTTAACCTCGCCTGTGAACTAGCCGCCGAGTTTGGCGTGGAGCCGTCCCAGCAGGTGCAGCGCATTGCGATGGTGAGCAAGCGCGACATTAAGCGAATCAATAACCCGGACGACGTTATGGCGATGCCAGCAGCGGTAATCGTCAATCGTCCGCGCTTCAATATCTACACCGGTAACTTCTAAGTGAAGACGCCGATCCTCGGGTCGTCGTATGTTATCCGGTCGGTCAATGCTGCCGACAACCGGATGGTTAACCTTTATCCAGAGGTAGTACCAGAGGGCGGAAAGGAGCCCGCATATCTGCAACGCTGCCCTGGATTGTCGCTAAAGGCGACGGTAGGCACTGGCCCCATTCGAGGGGTCTACAGCCTTGATGACCATTTGTACGTGGTATCCGGCAACGAGTTTTACCGCGTCACAACCGGCTATGTAGCCACCAAGGTAGGGGACATCACCGGGTCTGGCCCGGTTTCGATGGCTGATAACGGCATCCAGATTTTCATTGCCGCCAACCCTGATGGATATGTCTACAACACCGCCACCTTGGCGTTTGCCCAAATTACCGACCCGGACTTTCCGGGCGCTGTTACAGTGGGCTACCTTGACGGCTACTTCGTGTTCAACGAACCGAACTCGCAAAGAGTGTGGGTAACAGCCTTATTGGATGGGCTGTCGATTGACCCCTTGGATTTTGCGAGTGCGGAGGGTTCACCAGACGGCCTTATCTCCCTGATCATTGACCATCGAGAAGCGTGGCTATTTGGCACGAACTCGGTGGAAGTCTGGTACAACTCGGGCGACCCTGACTTCCCCCTCACCCGCATCCAAGGCGCTTATAACGAGATCGGCTGTATTGCGCCGTACTCGGTCGCCA